GTAAAGCCACTAAGTAATTAGTTGCCATTTTAGGCTTGCACAATGTAACGATAAACTATAGACTTGCCCTATCAGTAAATGAAAGGGCTGGCATGTATAAAGTAGGTAGCAAGTTACAACTCCACAAGAATGTGAACATTGACCCACTTGGGTCACATTGTTCCCTGTGTGGCAAGCGAACAAAATCCAGGCTTAGGTTTCCAATAACCTGGGATGGAGAGGTTGCAACCAACTTAGAGGTTGTTGCTTATGAATCTGACCTAGATGCAATTTTAGGGTGGTTCCCTGTTGGCTCAGATTGCGCTAAAAAGTTTGACTCAGGGATTGTGTCTACAAGGTGATTCAATACACAGTTGAAAGAATCCCAAACAGCATGGCTAATGCAATGGTGATTCAAAACCATTATCTTCACCGAAAAGCCCCAGCAATCTATAGCTTTGGTTTGTTTGATGGGATGGAAATGATTGGTTGCATCATCTATGGGAAGCCAGCATCAAGAACTTTATGCATTGGTGTTTGTGGCCCAGAGGAATCTAGCAAGGTAATAGAACTAACCAGGCTCTGGATTGAAGATGGTACACCTAAAAACACAGAGTCATTCTTGATTGGTAACAGCTTGAAGCTATTGCCAGCTGAGCATGACATCATTGTTTCTTATGCTGAAATTAGTGCTGGGCATGTTGGTGTGGTTTATCAGGCCACCAATTGGATTTACACTGGACTATCTGACAGGCACTCAGAATGGCGCTTGGATGGCAAGGCCAACAAACACGGTAGGCATTTGCTTGATGAACATGGCGGAATTGAGGGTGCTCAAAAGTTTTATGGTGACAGGTTGCAAAAGCATGAGCGGGGCAGAAAACATAGGTATGTGATGCTTAGGGGAAATAAACCCAGGCGCAAAGAGCTGATGAAAAAATTGCGGTACCAATCTGAGCCCTATCCAAAAGTTAGCTCATGATTTGTGAAGTATGTGGCACCCTAGTAACGGCAGGGGCAAGAGGGCGCAAACCTAGATTCTGTGGAACCGCCTGTAGGGTGCGCTCACACCGTGGCCATCACATCCCAGCTGAGCTCAGAGTTTTACCCCGCTGGATTAGGCACAACAACAAAGTACCAATTACCAGTCAGGGAAATTCAGCAAGTTCAACCAACCCTTTGACCTGGACCGACTTCCAAACAGCATCCAAATCAAAAGAGGGCCAAGGTTTAGGCTTTGTTTTGAACGGTGACGGAATTGTTTGCATAGATTTAGACCATTGTTTTGATGGCAAACCAAATAAAGAGGCACAAAAACTAATTGATTCATTGCCAAACACTTACATTGAAGCTAGCCCTAGTGGGACTGGCTTACATGTTTGGGGTTATGCGACCCTGGAAAAGGGCCGCCGCTTTAGCCGCAATGGCTTGAGCGTAGAAATCTACCCAAATGGCCGTTACCTTACAGTGACAGGTCAGGCAATAACCAGAGCACCGCTCCAAGAGTTAGACTTGGCGCACCTACTTACCTAGCGAAACGCTGGGCACAATCCGAAATGGAGACACAAAATGGGCATGGCAGGTAGAAAACCCTCAGACAGGCCGACAGTAACCAGGCATAAGCCCACGGTTGACTGGACTGAAATCTCAAATGTTCCTTATGATGGCCCCACGCCAGAGCTCCCACTGAGCCGCTCGGTAATCAAAGAGGGCGAACCCATAGAAATCCCGATTGAGAACCGCACCAGGGATTGGTGGAACGCACTCATTCAAATGCCACACTGTATTTTGTGGCAAGACTCAGACTGGGCTTTTGCGATTGATACCGCAATGGTTCACGCTATGGCTAACCACGGCATCATTTCCGCAATGGCTGAATTACGCATGCGTGAAAAGGTAATGGGCACAACCGTAGATTCCCGCAGAGACCTCAGAATCCGCTATGTGGACCTTGAGGATGAAGCCCCTCAGCTTGAGGCAGTTGCCAGCATAGAGGAACGCCGCCAAAGATTGCTTGATGCGTGAGCGCATTAGGGCTGACAACCACAACCGCAAACTTTCACTAGGCTGGGTTGCAATCTGGTGGGTTGAAACCTTTTGTGTCCACGGCCCAGGTGATGTCCAGGGTGAGCCAATAGAGCTTGATGAAGAATTTGCTGGATTTATCCTGGATGTTTATGCCCTGGGTGATGATGGCCGCCGCCTCTATGATTCCTCATTTATTTCAAGGGCCAAGGGTAGAGCCAAATCAGAGCTGGCAGGATTCATCACATTGTTTGAGGCCATGGGCCCAGCAAGGTTTGACGGATTTGCCACAGGTGTTGAGACATACTCCAAGGATGGATTTGTTTACAAATACGCTGACGGTGAGCCCGTAGGCAAGGCCGTTGTTGCGCCCATCATCCGCTGTCTAGCGACAGAAGAGGGCCAGGCTGGCAATACTTATGACAACATCTATTTCAACCTGTCAGAGGGGCCGCTATCAAATGGACTTCCAAGGGATGCCGCTGGACTAACCAGAATCTTTTTACCAGGCGGCGGCGAGATAATCCCATCCACCGCATCCAATAGCGCCAAGGATGGCGGTAAAGAAACTTTTGTTGTGTTTGATGAAACGCACCTCTACACAACCCGTGAACTAAAACGGATGTATGACACCGTTAGGCGCAACCTGGCAAAGCGTAAAGCGGCAGAGCCGTGGTCACTTGAAACCTCCACCATGTATTTGCCTGGTGAAAAATCGGTGGCAGAGGAAACACATGACCTAGCCAAAATGATAAATGAGGGCAAGGTCAAGCGCCAGAGGCTTTTGTTTGACCACCGTGAGGCTGATGCTGACATTGACTTGGCTGATGAAGCCCAAGTGAGGGCTGGAATCCTAGAGGCTTATGGGCCTTTTGCTCAGGTCATGGATGTTGAGAGAATCATGTCAGAGTTTTATGACCCACGGAATGACGCACAGGATTCACGCCGCTACTACTTCAACCAGCCAACCAGCGCCAAAGACTCATGGGTCAGCGCTCCAGAGTGGGCCGCAACCTACGCATCCAAAGAGGTGGGCAAGGGCGAGGAAATCACCTTGGGCTTTGACGGCTCCAGGAAAAGAATCAGAGGAACCACAGATGCCACCGCTCTCATTGGGTGCCGTGTATCTGACGGGCACCTCTTTGAAATCAAAGTCTGGGAACAACCTGATGGCCCCGCTGGGGAGGACTGGGAAGTCCCTATCACTGATGTTGACAATCAGGTCAAACAGGCTTTTGAGGATTACAAAGTCATTGGCATGTTCGCTGACCCCGCAAAATGGGAAAGCTACATTGCACAATGGGAGGCCGCTTATGGTAAAAAGCTAAAAGTGAAGTCAACGGTGAACCACCCGATTGAATGGTGGATGACAGGAAACAGGTCCTATCTTGTAGTTAGGGCACTGGAGCAATTCCAAAATGCTGTCATTGACAAAGAGCTAACACACAACGGTTCAGTGCTGTCCAGACATGTTCTCAATTCTCGCCGCCGCATAAGCCGCTCAGGAATTTCCATTGCCAAGGAACACCCTGAATCACCAAACAAGATTGATGCCGCAGTTGCGGCGGTCCTGGCATACCAAGCTAGGCTCCAGGCTCTCTCAAAAGGGAAAGCCACAAAGAGCACATTTATCCCCCGCAGATTAGGTTAGGAAACTTATGGCTACCCAGCTAACAGACTTGGAACAGGGCATGCTCAAAAAGCTTGCTAAAGAGCAGGGCAGAATGAACTTGCTAGAGCGTTACTATGACGGGGATGCCCCATTGCCAGAGGGCGCTGAGGGGCAGTCACGGGCTTACCGTAGATTTCAGAAAAAGGCCCGCCTGAACATTGCCCAACTTTCCGTTGCCGCTGTGCGTGAGCGGATGCGTGTTGGCGGTTTCCGCACTGGAGCTGATGATGATGAAAACGGTGATGTTATGGCCCGCCGCCTTTGGAAAGCCAACAAGCTTGATGTCTATTCCGCAGACCTCCACACCTTTTTCCTAAAGTTCGGTGAAGCCTATGCAATCGTTGGAATGAAAAAGGGCAGGGAATACCCACTGGTTACAGTTGAGGACCCACGACAAATGCAAATCATTTCTGACCCAGAGGACCCCTCTGAAATCAGCGTTGCCCTCAAGGTGTTCACAGAATACAATTGCCACTATGCGTATTTTTACTACCCAGACAGAATTGAAGTCTACAAAAAAGACTTAGAGACCAGCATTTTTCAGGTTGACGGCTACATGTACCAAGAGGAAATGAGCGCACTAAATCCACTGGGTGAAGTCCCAGTTGTGAAGTTTACAAACATGGATGAAAAAGGCGAGTATGAGCCCTACCTGGATTTGATTGACAGAATCAATCACATGATACTCCAGAGGCTAATCATTGCCACAACTCAGGCTTTCAAACAAAAGTGGCTCAAAGGCGATTTCCCAACCCATGATTCTGATGGAAATGAAATTGATTACAACGGTTTGTTTGAATCTGCCCCAGGCGCTATGTGGATGCTCCCAGAGGATGCCTCCATTGGCGAACTAGGACAGACAGACACCAATGACATTCTTGCCGCAGTCAGGGCAGACATTCAGGATTTTGCCGCAGTAACCAGGACACCTATGCACTACCTAAACTCAGAGGGTGCAAACCAGAGCGCTGAGGGTGCGGCACTTTCCCGTGAGGGTTTGGTGTTCAAGACTGAGGACCGCATTGCCAGGGCAACCGTTGGCTGGTCCAAAGTGATGTCCCTAATGTTCAAATACACTGGGGACACACAGCGCTCAGAGCTACTAGACTTAGAACCAATCTGGCAAACCCCAGAGCGCTATAGCCTCTCAGAGCGGGCAGATGCTAACAGCAAGTTCCAAGACTTGCCTTTCAACTCTAGGATGACCCTCATTGGGCAGTTCAGCCCAGCTGAAATTGCTGAAATGGAAGTTGAAAGAGCTGGAGAGGCAATTCTGACCGAGGCTCTATTGGGCACTCCACAGACACCTAGCGCATAATGGCAACACAAAGGCAGTTGCTTGACGGCTATAACAGCCTAAGTTCAAAACTAGTCAGAGGCGCTGGGGACAGAGCCTCAGCAATTTTTACCAGCCTTGGTTCGTGGCGTGATTCAGACTATGCGGATTTTGTTGATGTTCTTGACCCAATTATGACTGGGGCAAAAATACAGGCCGCCAGATTACAGGTTGCCTTTTATAGCGAAATGGCAAAAATAAGTCGTGAGAGCTTTGAGCCATTCCCAGTAACGGCAAGGACCC